AGAGCTTATTAGATCTGCAGAGGGGCTGGCGTTTGTATGTGCCGGGGTTGAAGATATACCGAGGATACTCAACGCACTGGAAGGTGCAGCGGCTGAAATCTATTTGGAGGATTAGACATGGCTAAATCACCGGCGTGGACCCGCAAAGAGGGTAAAAACCCAGCGGGCGGATTGAACGCCAAGGGCCGAGCATCGGCTAAGGCCGAGGGGATGAATCTCAAAGCGCCGCAGCCCGAGGGCGGCTCTCGGAAAGATTCTTTCTGCGCCCGAATGGGCGGGATGAAAAAGAAACTAACATCGGCCAAGACGGCCAAGGACCCGAACAGTAGGATTAATAAATCACTGAGGGCATGGAAATGTTGATGAAAGCTAAACCTAAACTGTCAATTGTAGACGCGCAGCGGATTGAGGAAAAGAAAATTACCCCCGAGCGCAAGAGTGCGTTGCAGAATGCGATGGATTTTCTGGGCGATAGATGGCTGCTTTCTCCAAAACATAGTCCCAAGAAAGGTGACTACTCTGGATGGCCCGTAAAATAGTTGCTTGGTACTGAGTGGTTTGCTATGATACAAATTCATTCAATTTACGAGTAGAAAACATGACTGAAGAAAAATCTATCCGCCCGCGTAGTCCTAAAGTGTTCATCGTTGTGATGAACGGCGAGACGCATTACGTCCGCGCAATCTCCAAGACCGCCGCGCTGAACTATGCGGTGTCGGAGACGGTCTCGGTGGTTGCAGCCAAACTATCCGACATGGCGGAGATCGCCACGGCGGTCGGCAAAGGCGCGGAAATCCACAACGCCTAAAGCTGAGCCGGGGTAACCCCCCGGCTTTTTAAGGAGTATAATATGGACAGTGTAAATAAGACGTACAAATTTGAGGCGACGTATTGCTCAAACTGCGGGGGGCAGTTCGGCCCGGGAGACAACGGGTTCTCGCACTGTGAGAACCACGCGGGGATGTTTCCGACGGAGCTGGGGACATACTTGTTCAAGTCAAACAACAGCGAGCAAAAGGAGAAATCAGAATGAACGAATTAGAGAAAGCGGAGGCCGTATGGGAGGCGGCACTGAGTAAGTGGCGCATTGAATATTTCAAGGGGCAAAAGCAGCAGAATAGAGCATTTGAAATCTTGGCGGCGGCGCGCAAGGTGTGGGATGCAGCGAAGGAGAAGCCAGAATGCGGGCACCCGTTTTGCGCGCAGGAGAAACCAGAATGAATGATGCACTTATTAAAATGGCCTTTGATGCTGGTCTATTATTTCATCAAGACTATCCACCGACGAATGAAGGATATTTCCCTTCTGAATATCCTGTCGAAACAGAAGATTTACAAAAATTTGCTGAATTGATTATTCACGAATGCATGCGCCAGATTAGGAAAGATGAAAATGGTTTAGCATCTGATGCCATTGGACGGATTGCTGAATATTTTGGAGTTGAGTAATGAAAGTCTACATCGTAATACGCCGAATACTCGACACCGAAACCATTGTAGGGGTTTTTCGAACGCTTGACGCAGCGAAAATTGGTACGAAAGGCTATGCCAGAATCTCAGCCCATGATTCGTTTCGTGTCGAGGAGTACGAAATAACGGAGGACGCGGCAGAAGATGAAGCCGCGTGGAGGGCGATGATGGCAAAGGCACCGGCGGAATGGACGAAGGCGGAAGCCGCGATGTGGGAAGCAAAGTTTCAAGCCGCCCACGCCCGCGCAGAAAAGCAGTTGGCTAATAACCGGAGAATATTTCATGACCGATGAAGTTAACCACCCCCCGCACTACACCACCGGGGCGGTCGAATGTATTGACGCAATTGCCGCAGCGACGACGGGGCTGTCGGGGATTGAAGCCGTATGTACCGCCAATATTATTAAATACACGTGGCGCTGGAAGCACAAGTCCGGGCTGGTAGACCTAGAAAAGGCCCGCTGGTATCTGGAGAAACTTATTGTGGAATTAAATAAGGCCAACAAATGAACCTAGTCACGATAGACTTTGAAACATACTACGACAAGGCGTTCAGTCTATCTAAACTATCCACCGAGGAGTATATCCGCGACGACCGGTTTGAAGTGCTGGGTGTCGGGATTAAGTTTGGCAAGAAGCAGGCAGTGTGGTATGCCGGGGAGGCGGTGGCCCCGGCGCTGCGGGCGATAGACTGGTCGAAGTATATGGTCATCGCCCACAACGCGATGTTTGACGCCGCTATATTGTCATGGATATATGACCACCATCCCGAACGGTGGATAGACACGTTGTCGATCGCACGGGCAATCGACGGGCTGGAAGTTTCCGGTTCGCTGAAGGCCGCAGCCGAGCGTCATAACTTAGGCGTCAAAGGTGAGGAGGTAGTCGCGGCACTGGGCAAGCGGCTCAAAGACTTCACGATTGAAGAGCTACAGCGGTACGGCGAGTACTGCATGAACGACTGTGATTTAACACACTCGTTGTTCCTGCTGTACATGGAGAAATACGGCATATCTTATTCCGAGCTAGTCAATATAGATCTGACCATCAAGATGTTTGCTGAGCCGGTGCTGGAGTTAGACTTGCCATTGCTCGAACAGTATCTGGAGAATCTTAGGTCTGTGAAAGATGCGCTGCTAGAAACCTGCGGCGTTGACGGGGACATCCTGCGGTCGAACCCGAAGTTCGCGGGGCTATTAGAAAGCTACGACGTCACGGTTCCGATGAAGGTCTCGCCTACGACGGGCAAAGAAACCTATGCGTTCGCGAAGACCGACGCGGGTTTACAGGCGCTAATGACCCACGAAGACGAGCGGGTGCAGGCAGCAGTCAGTGCCCGACTGGGTATCAAGTCGTCGATTGCAGAGACACGTGCTCAGCGATTCATCGACATTGCCAAGCGCGGCAAGCTGCCGGTACCGCTGAAATACTATGCCGCGCACACAGGCCGCTGGGGCGGGACTGACAAGATAAACTTGCAGAATCTCCCGTCACGCGGTGGTAGCACCGTGTTGCGGCAGGCTATCCGTGCGCCGGACGGGTATCTGATATTGGATTGCGACTCTGCTCAGATCGAGGCGCGGGTGCTGGCGTGGCTCGCGGGGCAAGACGACTTAGTCGCCGACTTCGCTGCTGGCAAAGACGTCTACAAGATTATGGCGGGGGTTATCTATAGTAAACCGCCCGAGGAAATTAACGACGCCGAGCGTTTCATGGGCAAGACGTTGGTATTGGGCTGCGGGTACGGCATCGGCGCTGAGAAGTTCCACCGACAGCTAGCCGTGGCCGGGGTCGTGACGACGCTGGAGAACTGCGACACCAATATTAATCTGTACAGAAATACCTATAAGGCAATCCCACAGTTATGGTCCTCGGCGGCGCGGTGTTTAAAAGCGCTGAAGGATAATAAGAACTGTGATTTAGGCGTGTATAAAGACGCCGTGACCCTCAGCGGGGAAGATGGTTTTATACTCCCGAGTGGGTATAACTTAAAATACACCGGGTTAGAGTTATCGGATAAAGGTGACTTTTCCTACAAATCCCGCAGCGGGCGGCAAAAAATATATGGTGGCAAGGTCGTGGAAAATATAACGCAGGCGCTCGCACGGTGTGTCATAGCAGATCAGATGGCCGCAATATCCACAGTATACCGACCTATTCTAACGGTTCACGACGCTATCGCGGTGGTGGTCCCTGCGGATAAAATAGACGAGGCTCAGCGTTTCGTTGAGCACCACATGAGTACCGCTCCCGACTGGGCACCGGGGCTCCCGCTGTCCTGTAAATCTAAAATTGGAGAAACGTATGGCGGTTAAGCCGAGAAACATCACAGACTATTCCGAGCTGCTAGTCTCGCTGAAGCAAAAGATTAAATGGCTCGACGACGAGTGCCCGCACGTACTGGTCGCCTGCACTCCCGAGTATTGGGAGAAGTTCGGAGCCGTGGCAACAGAGATTGCGGCGCTGGGCATCCGGCTTAGCGTGCTAGCGGACAACGCGGTGACGAAACTAGATCGGGTTAAAACAACCTACGCGGGGAAATAGCATGCAGTGGTCGTACTCCTCCATCTCGTTGTTCAAGCAGTGCCCGAGAAAATATCACCACCTACGTATTCTAAAAGATGTCGTAGATCCGGTGACAAGCTACCTGATGTACGGTAGCGACGCGCACAAAGCGGCGGAGGATTACGGACGCGACGGCGTGCCGCTGCCCGCGCGATTCGAGTTCATGAAGAGCATGATCGACGCGATCATGTGCTCATCCGGGGAGCGGTTATTCGAGCAAAAACTCGCGGTGACGCGGGATTTAGTGGCCTGCGATTTTGATTCTCACTACGCATGGTGGCGCGGCATCGCGGACTTCATGGCGGTGCCCGCAGCGGGCGACGGGGATGAGGCCACGCTGGTGGACTACAAAACCGGCAAGAGCGCCAAGTTCGCCGACACCGACCAGCTTGAGCTTTTATCCCTCGCGATATTCGCTCAATACCCCCATATCAAAAAAGTCAAGGGGGGTCTACTATTTGTGGTCAGCAAAGAGTTCATCACCCTGCACGTGGACCGCGAGGGATCTGAGGCTCGGTGGGATAAATGGAAGAACTTTTCCCAAAGGCTAGACGACTGCAATATGTATAACGTCTGGAACCCCTCGACAAACTTCACCTGCCGCAATTTCTGTGCGGTCACTACCTGCGAACACAACGGGAGAAATTAATATGAAAGACAAAACCTGTAATGAATGTAGTTGTGAGATTGACCCAGCCATAGTGCTTCAAGGCGATGAATTCGACGACGAGTTCGTCTGTAAGTTGTGCCGCGTAGAAATTGATTTCGATCGGTTCGAATCGGACTTTCAAAAGGAATTCGGCGATGCCCTACGTTAACAAACCCCGTCCGTACAAGAAAGAATACCAGCAGCAGAAAGCCAGAAACGAGGCGGCTCCTCGGGCGGCTAGAGAACGAGCCCGCTACGAAATGGACAACCCCGGTAAGGACGGTAAAGTAGTGAACCGAAAGGGTAAAGATATAGAACATATCAAACCTTTAAGTAAAGGTGGAACTAGCGCTGCTAATAATTTGCGATTAGAATCCCCTCACGACAATCGTAGTTTCTATAGAAACGCAGACCACACAGTTAAGAAAAATGTATCTAGGAAGAAAAAGACAGTGTAATGGAAATTGTACAAAATAAGTATTTACATGTTAAGACAAGAAACCCAATAACAATAACCGACGCCATCCCTGATAGCGAAGTAATAGAAGATAATTCAGGGATATTTACCGTATCAGTCAAGTGGGATTTGTGGGAATCCCAGATGCTGCGGCATGTGAAGATTAAGGGCGTCCCCTCCCCGATACTGCGAGATTACTCATGGCCCGGGATGTACCGCCCGATGGCCCACCAGCGAACGACGTCGGAGTTCCTGACCCTGCACCGGCGAGCGTTCTGCTTCAACGAGCAGGGAACTGGCAAGACCGCAAGTGCAATTTGGGCATCCGACTACTTGCTGACCGCAGGGTACATCAAGCGCGTGCTGGTCATTTGCCCCCTGTCGATCATGCAGGCAGCGTGGCAGCGTGACCTATTCCAGTTTGCTATCCACAGATCTGTCGGGCTAGCCCACGGCACCCGAGAGAAACGCCGCAGGGTGGTCGCCGATTCATACGAATACGTGGTGATTAATTACGACGGAATTGAGATTATCCTCCCCGAACTGCTGGCGGGTGGGTTCGACTTGGTTATCGTAGACGAGGCGAACGCCTACAAAACCCCCACCACGAAACGCTGGAAAGCCCTAAAGCAATTGGCTGGGGACAATGTGTGGATGTGGATGATGACGGGCACCCCTGCCGCCCAATCACCGGTTGACGCCTACGGGCTCGCGAAACTCACGGTGCCGCACCGGGTTCCGAAATATGCGGGGTCGTTCCGGGATATGGTGATGGTGTCTGTTGGACGGTTCCGGTGGATACCCAAGGCGTCGGCCACCGATGAGGTGTTTAAAGCGCTGCAGCCAGCCATCCGCTATGCCAAAAAAGATTGTTTAGACCTGCCAGAAGTCACGTATGTCAATCGAGACGCGCCGCTTACCGCTCAGCAGAAGAAGTATTACGACATATTGAGGAAAGAGTTCCTGATGGTGTCGGGCGACGAGCAGGTCACGTCGGCCAACGTGGCGGTTAATCTAAACAAACTACTGCAGGTTAGCTGCGGTGCCATTTACACGAACTCAAAAGCTGTCCTAGAGTTCGACGCGCAACCCCGACTCAACGCCATGACCGAAGTAATCGACGAGTCCTCTAACAAGGTGCTTGTATTCGTACCGTTTACTCACACTATAGAACTAATAGAAAACCACTTAAAAAGTCAGAATATACCTTGCGAAGTAATATCCGGAAGTGTTAGTGTTACTAAACGTTCAGAGATAATAAATAGATTTCAGACAAAGGATAGCTCGGACATTAAGGTGCTCGTGATTCAGCCGATGGCCGCAGCGCACGGGGTAACCCTGACCGCTGCCGACACGATCATATGGTACGCGCCACCCATCAGTATTGAGATATATCTGCAGGCGAATGCTCGCATAGACCGGCAGGGCCAGAAAAATACAATGACTATTTTTCACTTAGCAGGCAGTCCCGTGGAGCATCGCATGTACCAGAAACTGCAGACTAAACTAGGCCAACACTTTGATTTGATTGAACTTTACAATGAAGAGCTGGGAGTGACTACGCCGTAAATTATTTTTGGTTATGATGTTGACACAGGATACTTTAGTGTTCACTATGTAAAAAACGACAACGAGGCAATGACGATGACAGCTAAAAAAGGGATGGGGGTACGCACCAACATCCGTGAGGGTACACCGCATTATCCATCAGAGCCATCGGGTGATGAGGGGTTTCGGTTTTACTTTCCCGACCCCGAAGAATTCCGTGTGGCGATGATCAGGGCTAAGCAGTTAGACCACGCCAACTGCCCACGTCGGGCGTGGCGGGTCCGCATGAATCTAGACGGCACGCAGCCGACCTATGAGCCACCGGTAGTAGAAGTGGTGGAGGTGGAAGAGCCTCTGGTGTCGGACAAAAAACGCCGAGGACCGAATAAGACACCGCCGCCCGTGCGGAAGCGCGACCATAAAGCTGAGCGAGACCGCAGGCTACTGCGGGCAAATAAGGGGATGTTGTAATGGACGCCGATAGGATGGTGAGTGCCTACGTAGCAATCCGGGACGAAAAACGGAGGTTGCAGGCTGAAGTGGAGGGGCAGATTGCCGTGCTGGACGCACATTTAGAGATGCTGTCCGAGGCGTTGTTGGAGCAATGCAAAGAGATTAACGCAGACAGCATCAAGACCAACTCCGGCGTCGCTATGCGGAGCCTGAAGACCAAGTACTGGACCGGTGACTGGGGGTCGATGTACGCCTTTATCCAAGAGCACGGGGCGTTTGACCTATTAGAGAAACGTATCCAGCAGAAAAACATGAAGCAGTTTCTAGAAGAAAACGAAGGTGTTTTCCCCCCGGGGTTAAACATAGAACAAGAGTACACAATCGTAATTCGTCGTAAATAAGGTAAGAGAAGCAGATATGAGCAATACAAAATCCGACATCGTTCCATTTGGTTCGGCATCTGTGCCCGACCACATTCGTGCCCGTGGTCAGAGCGATCTGACCAAGAGCCTCATGAAGGGCACCACCAGCAAACGCATCTCCATCAAAGGCAAAGTGTTCCGCCTTGTCGTGGGCGGTGAAGAGCTGGCTAAAATCACCACCGGCAGCATCGACGTCGTTGTGGTGAACATCGCGCCGTCCATCCACCGCACATACTACGCCGCTGCGTATGACCCGAAAGCCGCTGACGGGCAGCTCCCAGCGTGCTGGTCCGCCGACGGTAAGGTGCCGCACGAGTCTATCTCCGAGCCGATGGCCCCAGCGTGCAACGGGTGCCGCATGAATATCAGCGGCAGTGGACAGGGCTCGTCGCGGGCGTGCCGGTTCAAGCAGGTATTGGCAGTGGCATTGGCGGGAGACTTGGCGAGCGGGGTCTATCAGCTCGAACTCCCAGCGACCAGCATCTTTGGTACGGGTGACCCAGCGCACATGCCGTGGCAGCAGTACTTCAAGTACGTGTCCTCACAGTCTTACTCCATTGACCGGCTCGTGACCCGCATTAGCTTTGACACGGACGCTGAGTCTCCGAAGCTCCTGTTTAACGCGATTGGGTTTCCGTCTGAGGCAATGCTGGCGATCACCGAAGAACTCGGCACCAGCCCGGAAGCGGTAGCCGCGACGACCGTGAGCTATAGCTCCCGGAAGACCGAAGAGCCGAAGGTGGCACGTAGCGCCCCGAAGCGCGAGACCCCCGCCGCGAAGCCCGCGATGGAGGACGTGCTGCTGAAGTTTGCCGGTAAGTCTACGGCTTCCGACAGCGACGAGGAGGGTTAACCCTTGGACGCACGAGGCTATTCCCAAAGAACGATTACGGCTAATGCGGAAGCTGGTGGGGATAGCCTCGGCGTCCTTCTCGGGAGGTACTGCATCTCCCGAGACATCCCAGTTGCTGAAGTCACAGAGTATTTCAAAGTTAGTCGTATGACTATCTACAAATGGTTCTCGGGTACTACCACCCCCCGTAAAAAATACGGGGAAAAGATTCGGAGCATGCTAAACGCAGGAGGCTGGTAACGTACATTGCTGGAAGCTAGGAATATTTTATGACAATGAGTATCTCAGAATTCCTCTCTTTGGTTTTACCAGAGAGGGGGATGTACTGCATCCAAGGGCTCACGCCAACATCTAATAAACAGTATTTTTGCGCCACCCAAGAGGATGCGGAGGCCCGGGCGGAATGGTTAATACAGCAGCAGTACAACGTATATTTTGCATGTTCTAAGTTTAAATCTAACGCTAGAAATAACAAAAATATAGAATGCATAAAGGTATTCTTTTTAGATGTAGATTGCGGCAAAGGTAAGCCATACCTTGACCACTTCAGTGGGGCGACGGCGGCAATAGCGTTTTGCAAATTGACTGGGCTGCCCCCGCCCACGATCGTTAATTCCGGCAATGGCCTGCATTTGTACTGGGTGATGGATCGCGACCTTTCCGCAGCGGAGTGGAAGCCCGCCGCAGAGGCCCTGAAAGACCTGTGCATAAAAGCCAAGTTCCACGCTGACCACGCGGTTACTGCCGACTTATCTCGGATATTGCGGCTCCCCGGTTCGCAGAACCATAAGGTCACGCCACCATTAGAGACAGAGGTGCTGAGTACCGCCGACGTAATGGCGTTCGACACGTTTAAATCTTTGCTCGGGGGGCTGCCAGCGGTCCCGAGGTTGCCAGTGGTGTCGGTACCGCAGGTGGTGGGGGAAGTGGAGGCCCCTGCGGTAGAGGTCCTCATGGATTTACCCGAATATATTCCTCGGGAACCGTCGCCGTTGATGCTCCGCAAAATAGATCAGACGCACAAGCTGTTCTCCAAGATATTGGGTAGGGTTGATACCCAGACAGGATGTGCGCAGATAGACCGCATTGTCCTCGACCAAGCAACCATCCCGGAACCCGAGTGGCGTGCGGGCTTGTCAATCGCACGAAACTGCTCGGATTGGGAGCAATACATTCACGAAATATCGTCGGGGCACCCGGAGTACGACGCCGATAAGACTCACGCAAAGGCTGAGGAAACCCTAGACAAGCCCTACACCTGCGAGACGTTTTCGAGACTCGTGCCAGACCTCTGTGATAAGTGCATCCACAAAGGGAAAATTAAGAGCCCCATCCAGCTAGGGATGGAGCATATCCTCGCGGATTCCCCTGAGTTGGTTGTTATGGATGGGGACCTACCGGTGGTATACACCGTGCCCGACATGCCCCCGGGGTACAGCCGCCTAAAGAGTGGTGGGGTTATATTCGGGGATTCTGACGACGAAGTCCTGATCTACGAGCATGATTTGTACCTAGTGAAACGCATGCGGGACAACACCCGAGGCGACCTAGTGCTGTGCCGGTTGCACCTGCCACGGGAGAAAGTGCGGGAGTTCGTTATCCCCCTGACATATCTTTCCAATAACGAGAAGCTCCGAGAATTGCTGGCTTCGAACGGGGTAATCGGCTCTAGCAAACAGATGGAGCGGATAACGGCCTACCTTATTGTCTCGGCTAAATACCACCAGACGCTGTTGAATCTTGAAGTGCTGCACCCACAGTTCGGGTGGGCGAACAACAACACGAGTTTCATTCTGGGGGACAAAGAAATAACCGCCACGGAGATCCGTTACTCGCCCCCGTCGGAAGTAACCGAGTCCCTCGCCAAGCTGATTTACTCTAAGGGAGACCTAGCCGAATGGCGTCGGGTCATAGAAGTCTACGACCGGCCCGGGTTTGAGCCGCAGGCGTTTGCCTTACTCGCTGGAATAGGGGCGCTGATGATGCCGTTCACGGGACACCGGGGGGCATTTGTAAACGTCATGCACGGGGATTCCGGGACAGGTAAAACAACTACACAGAAAGCTGTCAATAGTTTCTTCGGGCACCCCACAGCGCTGCTCAGCAAGGAAACCGACACCCTAGCCTATAAGCTGCATTTGATGGGGGTATTCAATAACCTCCCCGTTTGCTATGACGAACTGACCAACATAACTCCTGTGAACACATCCATCCTGTTATACGCAGCGTCGCAGGGGCAAGGGCCCGCGCGGATGCAGGGGGCGGCTAATCTCGCCCGGAAGAATGAGACCACGTGGGCGACGATAGCGATTGGCTCGTCGAATTCCTCCCTCGTACAGAAGCTGCATTCCATCAAAGCCGCCACCAACGGTGAGGTCATGCGGCTGCTGGAGTACACGATGCCGCCTACTGGGATCTTACAAAAGGCAGAAGCCTACGAATTGTACGAACAGACACTGCACAATAACTTTGGGATGGCGTTGCCCATACTGATACAAGCCCTGCTCCAAGACCTACCAAAGGAGATAGCTGCCCTAGGCGCGATACAGGCTAGGTTCGATGCTGACGCGCATTTACAAAGTAGAGACCGGTTTCATTCGCAGGTTATTTCTAATGCGTTGTATATGGGTTATAAGTGCCGGGAAATTGGCTTGTTCACCTTTGATATGGAGCGCCACGAGGCATGGGCAAAGAGTGTTTTGCTGCCTCAAATACAGAGTGCTGTTCGGGAGATGGACGACGTGTATACGGACGTCTTGGGGCTCTTCATGCACAAGCACATGAGTCACATATTAATTATAGACAGCATCCCAGACCCTGCTAGTGGGCGGGGGAAACTAGCTGACCGCTTCCCGACGAACGAACTGGTTATCCGGCTAGAACCAGACACGAAGACCATGTACCTATCGAGCAAGCCATTCCGAGATCACTGCACAACGGAGCAGATGGTGTGCCGCGACCTGCTGGAAGACCTGAAGAAAAAAGGAATTTATCTGGGGGAGGTGCGAAAACGTTTGGCGTCTGGCACGAATGTGGTTTCGCCGCCAGTCTGGTGTTTTAAATTTGCGTACCAAGAAGACGACAACTATATGCCCGGGCTAAACGTTGGCTAAAGACCTCGTATCGCCGTCCCCGATTAGAATCCACACAATAGATTTTATAATCCCGTGGAAAGAATTTGTGGTTGGGTCGTCGTTCTGGATACCGTGTTTGAACTGTGAGGTAGCCGAGAAGGCTGTGAAGAAAGCCTGCGGGTCACGTAGAATAAGGATACGTATAAGCACAGTAAACGAAAACGGTATTCGTGGAATACGGGTGTGGCGTTTGCCCCCAAATAAGGTTCGATACTATTGACACACGACTAATTTTCCTACACACTCGCCCGCTCATTGTCTTGATCTTAGCCCCACCGCGCCAACCGCTGTGGGGCTTTTTTTATTCTCCGATTTCTCTCACGACCTCCCGCACCTTCTTCGGAGTAGACACGCCTGCGATAGAATCTCGGATATAGGCGAGTTTGTTTTTGGTAGATGTTTTCACGGATTTGTCGGTTATCTGGTCGGCGCGACCGAACTCACTCTTATTGTAGCTAGCCTGCTCTTCCTGCCACGCTTTGACGGCAGCGGGTTTATTGCCGCCCTGAGTGATACCCCACCGACGGTCTAGTAGCGCTTGTTTGCGTTTTGCAGCGGTTCTCATCCCGGTCACCCGCATGCTGTTAAGCGTCATTTGCGCTGCAACATTTGCTGGGGCAAACCCCACAGCTTGCGCGAGGATGTTTGCGGGGTTTACGTCGTCTTGGATAACCGCGCCTTGCTTTGTTAAGACCCCCTCGTCTGCGAAGCGCCCCGCCTTCAATATATTTTTAATGGGTGTGGGCGCAAATTTCTCTATGGCCCGCTCAGTGTGACCTTCGGTAAACAATTTATACCCATCCCACATATTCTTAGCGATAGATGCCGACGGCCCCGCCATAAGCTCTAATGCCGCCATAAAGGGGCCGACGTCCGCGATATGTCCCGGATCTAACCGCACGAGTGAGCCTAGCTGCGTGCGTGACGCGATGTCTAGGTTGGTCACGTAGTTCATCGGCCCGTAGGTCCAGAACTCCCCCAATGTCTCCAGCATCCAGCGGTCTAGATCTGCGGGTTCGTCGTCGTCGCCGAACAACATGCTAGCTAGGATAGACAGGCCCCCCATTAGCGGCAGGCCGCTAGACCCTGTGAAGATCAGCGACGCTCCTAAGATCCCGAAGAGTTGGTTGCGGGCAATCTCTTTATTCCTCTTGGCCTCTGAACCTGAGCCAGCACTGATAAACGCCTCGTGAAATAGCTTGGCCTGCAGAAACAACTGCGCAATGGGGAACCGTTTAAACGTGCCCGCAATCTTCCCTAAGCCCGACTGGAATAACCGGGGGCCGGTTTCCGACGTAGCACTACCGTTGGCCTGTTCAGTAACGTATATCGCGTCGGTTATTGCGTCCGCCTCGGATTTTCCAGAGTCCCGAGCTAGCTCATACGCCGCTACGAATGTGACCTCTCGGTTCATGCGCTCCGAGTTCTGGAACACCCACCCTAACGTGGTTTGGACTTGGATGAATGTCCCTGTGAAATCCTCAAGGTTTTGTTTCCTGAACTCCGAAATATCCAAGCCCGTAGACCGTCGGATAGCGCCACGGGTGACCGCAGCTTCGTAGGCATTGATCAAGTCAGGACGACTGCTTGCAAACTTAGCGCGGCCCTTATCTCCCATGAAGGACACGTCCGTAAGGGAAATTTTGGTACCCGGCACCGTCATCAAGGTCGTGTGATCTTTGCCGCCCGAAAAATACATCCGCATTGCTTTAGCCATCGCGGCGTTCGTTTTACCGATCCCGTGCTTCCCCGCCAGCAGGGAATACGTCACCATCGGCAGGGTCGTGAGATTGACAATGCCCGACGATATATTTCCTAGGATGAACCACCAATAGCTGAGGGTTCCCAAAAAGGCCGAGGCCCTAGAGGGTACCGGGGAACGCACGAACGCCTCCTGCATATCTAAACTATTCCCGACGGATTTCTCTATCTCACTGGGATGTTTACCAATGACCTCTTCACTACGTAACGCCCTGTAAATCTCATCCAAGGGACTAGTCACAGCAAACTGTGCTAAGTCATTAGCCATCTTCGACCCGACAGCCGCGAAATTACGGAAAATATCTTGGCGGTAACCCGCCGTATTTTGCCGGGGCCTAAACTGCTGCTTGATGGATTTATCGGGGAACAAGGACAAGTATGTGCGGTACACATCTTGGATAACCGCGTCGGTTACGTTGGCTTCTTTCAGGGTCTTGAGGATTTCCGCGAACGCCGCCGTGGGCGGCATAGATCCCGTGGTGATGTTCTCCCGACGCGCGAACTCCACGGGGTTCGCTATGCCATTAGCCTTTAGAAAACTGATTCGTTGCAAGCGGTCTTTCCGACTCTCGAACGCCTCGATCACAGAATCTCCGGTGGCGTTGGTGTACCCCACCCAGTAATCCCCCTCCCGGTACAAGGGGAGGTATGGGACCAATTTACGCTGCATCCGCAGTTGCTTCTCTTTCATGGCAGGGGTAAACGCCGTCCCTCCCATTTTCTCCAACATCTCCAGATACTCGACGGAGTACTGTTTGTATCTATCTACAATCTCAAAATACATGTCTCGGAGCGGCTTATCCAAGGCGTAGAATTCTCTGTATAACGGGTTCCCGCTGTTAGCGGGGTCAGAGAAATCTATCCCATCAATAGTGGAGTCGTGTGCTATCCGGTTAAATTCTTCCATCGTCGCGCTAGAGTATCTATCCGTCAGGGTTTTAGCCCGGACCAGAATCTCCTCTAGAATTTCTTTACGGTTCGCCGAATCTTGTGCGCGGGCGTTAATGACGTCGCGCAACTGTTCGATTAGGTCGGCCATCTTTTTGTTGATGGGGCGGATGTAGTCCGCCATCGACGTAAGACTGCGGAGCGAGTTTACGAAGTTTCGGATCGGCGTAGGAACGTTAGATAGCGTCTCCACCCCAGCCTTTATTGTGCGCCGGACAGCCGCAGGCGTGTGGGCTAAGCCGTTGTCGATTGCGGTGTAGAGCTGGGTCTCTAGTTCTGGGTACGGCATCCGCATGAATGCGGCGGAATCATCGGCCCCGTCGGCGCGAGACTCCGTAGCTTTCTCTGTTTCAGTCTGTATCTTGACGACCTCAGGGCCCGTCATATACAGCGCCGCGCCACGGGCTAATCCCAGTATGTCTTCCGCCGTTAGAGGGGGCTGAGTCCCTGTGGACTTCCCGCCAAATAGTGCTTTTACCCGCTGGATTATTTTATTTAGGAACTCAAGAATAACTTTTTTATTGGCGGGGCCAGTCAGCTTAATGTCTTCCGCCGCAAAAGATATGAACTGCGCTAGTAATTCTTCATTAAGCGCGGCTACGTTGGGCGTTCCGTCCTCGTTAAGATACTGCGAATCTTTTTCGTAAAGTTTTAGCGCTTCGCGGGCTTTGCGGGAAATTAAATTTTCAACTTTAGTTTCTGTAGATTCAGACCAGCTTTTTATTTGTCCTACTAAACCTTTGAATACAAAGTCGTTACGAATTATCTTTCGTATACCGATATGCCCTGCCAGCTCATGTAAGAACGCACCAAACGCTTCGTCAACGGAAACCCCATCGGAAAACACGGCGGCTATCCACTCGCCACCACCAGATCTCCCTTGGCGGTTTCCTGCGGCTATCCCACTTACACCCTCTAGATTTAAATCTTCTTTCCCGTAGAACGTTTTAAACGCCGCGCGGGTACCTACAAATATCTTTCCCCCGTATACCGAATGAACAAAATATTCGGTAGATTTAGAGGTATCAAATATGTTACTTCCAAGCTTGACGTTTATCTGCTCCGCCACAGCGCGGGTGTGGGCTGACGTCCCCGCTGCGTAACCTACTGGAGGCGGCGACCGCATTAAATAATCATCACCATCGGATTGGCCGGATAGAGACTCGTTTACATCGTCGCTAAATGCGTTTAATTTTTTCTTCCGTCTATTCGCTAGGTCTAATTTGCGTTCCGAGGCTATTAAGTCCTCGTCAGGGTCAATAAAACCTTCAAATGCGGGTTCTTCCACGGGCGCAGCCGCTACGGGCGCTTCCACGGGCGCAGCCACTACGGGCGCTTCCACGGGCGCAGCCGCTACGGGCGCTTCCACGGGCGCAGCCGCTACGGGTTCTTCCACGGGCGCAGCCGCTACGGGTTCTTCCACTACGGGCGCGGGTTCTTCCACTACTGGCGCGGGTTCTTCCACTACTGGCGCGGGTTCTTCCACTACTGGCGCGGGTTCTTCCACTACTGGCGCAGGGCCGGGAGTTGGGGCAGGCCCAGCGGTACGGGCCCTAGCCTTCAGTTCGGCAAAAGCCTCGCTGAATTCCGGTAGGTCTAGGATTGCCCCTAGCCGTGTAATTTCCTTGGTGTTGGCAGCGACACCCGGGGGTTTCTTTTTCAGTACGTCTAGCTTACGTTGGACAATCTGCCGCACTAGGTCGGGGTGTTCGTTCGTGGTTTCACCACCGAATTGCGCGCCCAATTCTTGAAGCTCTTTCTTTCTTAGCCCGCCGCCTTGTGGGGTTTTGGCCGCGTGGACGTACTGGTACAAATCTCCGGGGTTGCTTATCTGTTCCCGCAAATTATTCTGGTCAATGGTTATCTTGCCAGCGTCATCAGCGTTGTAGTACGTCAGCTCATCTTGTAGAGTTTTTAGCTTGTTGTTCTCTTGGGCTAATAAAGTCTGATCTGCCGTATACCGTGGATTATTGATGGCCGCCATGTTCGCTTGCTTATCTGCAACAACCTTGGTTTGCGCCTCAATGTCTTTACTAATAGCGACATCAGTCCGTGGCTGAAGTGCCTCATTCGTATCTAACTGATTCTGTATTTTAGCCTTGGTTTCTGCATCAGTAGCCGGGTCGTCTATCTTAGACTGCAGGAAGTCCCGCATGGCCTGCGCATTGGCCGCCGTGATGGGTTTTTCATACCTAAGGGCATTCGGGATGCCAGACTTATTGCCCTTGGACATACTGATCCCCGCCGCTGTTAGGATGTCCTTTACCTTACTTGCGGCGGCCGTGCCCGCAGCAGGTGCAGACGCTGCGACTGGGATGTTGAGAAGCCCATCCAACTGGCTCTGCAGGTCCGTAACTTTCTTAGCCGCTTCCGCGTCTGCCACGGGATCTCCGCTAGAAATCCTTACCGCCGCGCGGGCTTCTGCAAGGTCTTTGCGGGTCTGGATGATTTGCTGGTTCTTGGCAATACGTGCCTCGCGATCTTGCGTCGCTGAAAGCTGACGGTCGCCCTCTGCACGGGTCTCTGAGTATTTCCCAACCCCCTCGACAACGCCGAACGGACCACCCGCAGCGGCTCCGCGTACCGATGCCTCGAAGACGCGATTAAAATCTTCGGACGTAAGAGCCTCGGAGTTCTCTCCGACAATCCGCTCTGCTGCGATGTTTACGGATTCTTGCGCGCCCTCAGTAACACCTTCTTTCACAGCGGTCTTAAACACGGTCTTGCCGACGGTCTTCACAAGCCCCGGAGTCATTCCCGAATTACGGAGCAGGGTTTGGGCAACCGCCGCCTGCAAGCCCGGAGTCTTCTTAAACGCACTTAGTACAGCGGTGGGCACGACCGCCTCTAACGCCGCGTTAACGCCGCCACCAATAATCGCTGCGGGTAGCGACAGCTTGCCCGTCTTTTCGTACACACCTTCGTAAACTTCCGGGGCGGTTTGCGCGAACGACCCAAGGGCTACGCCGACACCAGCACCTGCCGCAGCGCCTGCGCGTTTTGCTTGTGGGAGTAGGGTGTTAGTGACGAGCCGGTTCCTAGCCGCCGCAATCGCCTCGGGTGTAGCAGCAACAGGCGACCTCCCCGGCGGAAATGGGGCTCTAACAGGCCCTACGAATGAGGGCGGAGGATTTCTGGCGTAGTTAAAATCGGCAGCGTTCTGCGCTCTTTGCAACGCCACCCGATCTAGGTTCTGAGCAGCGGCTCCGGTTCCTCCTACCGCTGTTCGGGAAGCTAATCCCCTAGCGGCCATCCCTCGACCTACTAAAGCCCCAAGCCCGCCGGTGGCTACCGTCAACGCGATGTTCGCGCCCTGCTCACCAAAGTTCTCGGCTAGGAAATTCGAGACGTCCCCCAAACCCTTAACATCCGATAACGACCGAAACTCCGAGGGGTTCTCCCGTTGGAGCTGGGCTTCCGCGTACCGCGCGTTTATGAGCCTGTTTTCTGCAAGGTCCTTGCGCCCGATGGCGTCGTCCAACATTGCCGGTAAGACGTTCGTGACCGTGGACTTTAGGCGCGAAAGAGACCGCAGCCCACCTGCTCCAAGGGCCTCTCCAAACGACCGCTTATCCGGGAGCATCTGGATGCGCTCCATAGCGGACATTTCTTCTACGGGCTTCGCCCCGTACTTATTGTCTAGATAGGCGTTCGCGTCTTCTTCTGTCGCGTCGTCCCCCGGCAGCGTAACTTTGTATTTCTTGCCGTTATATCTTTGTACTTCAAATGTATTCGGCATGTTCCCTTACTCCAACCCGTCGCCTGCACTCGCGTTACTAGAAGTCCCGATTGGAGATACGCTTACACCCGTTTCGTCTAAAAGTTTTCTAAACCCCTCCATTAGCGCCGCGTTTAACAAGGGAGCTTGGGCTGCCTTGGGAGTTTTCTTTTCGTCTAATAGTGCTGTAATGGCTGGAGCCGCAGTCTCCGAATACTTTTGGAACGCAATTATCCGTTGATTGGCAGTTAACCCTCGCCCGCCTCCCGCTTGTGCTCTTACCGCAGCCCCTATAGTTGCTATAGCTTCTCTAGACCCACGATCTAATGCGCTGTTAGCAAGTTCTGCAAGCGCTATTGCTCTTTTTTGGTCTAGTTCCACCTGCGCCACTTTTGCGTTGTACGCCTCTACTCTATTGGCTTCATTCAGGGCCCGCTCTTCTGCTGCCGAGGCTTTCTCCGCAGCCAACGTATTGGCGGCGTCACTACGGGCCTCACCGCGTTGCTGTCCACGCAACAGATCTGCGCGAGTATCTAGCAGCTCTTGGCGACTGCGAGAGTATTGATTCCCCTCTTTGACTGCACCGGTGTATGCGGGTATGGCTTTGGAGAAATTATCAAGGAAATTAGATCCCTCTTGAGCCGACAGCGCCGCGCCGAAATCCATCAGCCCCTGTCCTGAAAAGACGCCTTTACGCTCGGCTTCCAACGCAGAGAGTTTTGCTTCGTTCTGAGCTTTTTCTTGCTCGTAGAAGTCTTTACCTAAGCCATACAAATTGTTGACGCGGTCTTGATCAGCCTGAAGCTGCTCCGCTGACTGGGCTTTTGGTACGACCCGTGGCACATACTCGGGGAGCATAGTGCGGTCTAAATTAGGGGCCCCGCCGCCTAGCCCCGCTATCCCCAGTCCGGGGTCTTCGGATTCCCCTGTAACAACGGGCTCACCGGCTAATGCCGTGTCGGATGCAATTCCGACGGGTTCAGCCGCAGGAGCATTGAGTCTGCTAGCTAAGTAACTTTCTGCCCCAACCCCCGCGCCCACTACCGCGCTTGGGATAATCGCCTTTTTTGCGTACTCTACGATATTTTTTTTCACTTTTGGGGGAAGTAATCCCCACGCTTTTCCTACTAAGCCCGGCAACTTAAACGACGCCAGCGTGCCTGCCCCCGCTATAACTTTTGCGGTAGTGGGGTTTTCATTAATAGCCGTCTTTAATTGCTGCACGAACCCCTCGGGATCTTCGGCTTTCGCTTCGGGCTCGCCACCTTCGGCGAACGACACAATCCCACCGTGCCCGTAATTGGCCTCGTACGGGAGGCTTGCAACACCGTAGTCGTGGATGTACCCACCACGCGCCGCCATCTGCGTGGGGGCTTGAGGAGCGGGCATAGCCTGCCCCGCAGGTGGCGCACCTACCGACTTATCGACGATTTGCTGAGCGACGGGCGGCGCGGCTGGACCTGCTGCGGGCTGCCCTTGCTGCCGGATATTATTCTGTGCGTCTATGGCAGCAATTTTCAGATAGTCCGGCGCGCTGGCATTAGCCATCTGCTGCGGCGTTAGCTGCATAAGCCGCGCCCATGTGGCGCTAAGATTCTGGAACGGCCCGGTGGTTAAACTGCTCATGACGTGCCCGTCCCTTTGGAGTTGTTATACAACCCTGCCGCTGTCGTCGCTGCCCCGAGCAATTGGCCTGCGGTATTCGTCGGGACCTTGTACCCCGTCTGCTGCTCGAACGAACCTTGCGGCAAACCTTGGAGAATACCGGACTCAAAGTTGAGCTGGTTCTTGGCGTAGTCCCGCTGATTGATGAACTCTTCTTTCTGCAAGTCGTCGCGACGTTGCTGCAAGTCGCGGGCCGCTGAACCCGCCGCGTTCTGCGCGCCAATCCTAGCAAGGTCCGCAGTCTGCCGAGTGGTGCCTAACGACGCTAATCCGGAAGCGGAATTCTGGCCTAGGGTTTGTGCGTACTCGCGTGCGGCGCGGTCGCGCTGATACTGCTGCTGCGCGTTGTCATACGCGGCTTGCGCACCTTTAGTAGACAGATCGCCCACATCACGGTTCAGTGTTCTCGCCGTCATAGCGTTCGTAATTGCGTTGCCGCTGCTACCGTAGCCGCCACCGCGCGCGGAGTTAATCCCCGCCAAGGCCATACTGCGCGCGGCTTGTTCGTTTAAATCCCGAATGCCAATGTCCGTGACGTTTCTTTGGTACGGCGACATATACTGCGCGGCTTCAGCGGCACCGAACATCCCCGGGTTGTAGTCCATGCCGCGTTGATACCCGGCTTGCGCCTGATCGTATTCGCCGGGGCTGGTAAGGGCTGCGATGTCCTGCTGCGCTTTGGTTTCCGCTGGGTTGAACCCGGCAATGCTTTCCCCCTTGTATCCGACATACGGGGTATTGCCTAAACCTTGTGCACGTTTCGCTATACTCGTGAAGTACGGGATCATCGCAGGATCGATGGTGTTCTGCGTGACCTGCGTACTCGTTTTAGAAGGGGCGCTGCTACCACCACTCATGGTCTATCTCCTTAATCCGCTATTGCCCGGGGGCATTTCGTAAATGTAGCGGGTTGCGACCGCACCGTATTTGTGGAGCGCCTTGCCCCAGCCTTTTCGCCCCTGCAGTTCAATTACATCGCAGTCCGTATCGTAAGCGTAGCTCTTAAACATATCCATCACGGTGGACGCATATTTCTTCAGGATACCGGGGGGCGTGCCTAGGTATTCAATTAAGAGCACTTTGCGGGTTGGATATTCCCTAAGGGCGGTAGTCGCCGCACCAAAAATATCTTGGTTCTTGTTAAAGAGAATCCAAAGCCCGTGCCCTTCGATATTTAAATTCTTGCGTAGGTTTTCTAGCGTATCCATTTTAGAAAACTGGATTGCCGGGAGTAGGTGTTGACTCACTTCCTCCCAGATAGTGTCTATGTCGTCATAGAGCACTAGCGCCATTTTCATGCGGGTAAGAACTCATTGGCGTTGATCTGCTTGCCTTGGGCTGGGTTACCAGTTCTTGCTTCTCGGATTGCGTCCATCATCGCGTACAACCGCTGGGAACCGGACTTTGACGACCCGTTGCCGATGTGAGAAACCACATCCGCCGGGATAACAAACTCGCCGTCAGCTAACCGAGCTTCTTGTTTACCGTCGATATTGGCGGGGATGGAGTCACTCATGCCGTCACCCGGACCCGACAACATGCCCTCTACAGCACCGGGGGCAGACTCCTGCGGACCGGGGAGGCTCGCAATACCACCTTCTGCGTAACTCGTGAACGTCGGACCGTTGGGGGAAGTAAACGTGTTCTGCCCGGGGAAATAGTTGATGTTGCCCGTATTATTGCTGGCGTAGTACTGGGCTAATTCTTCCTCGGTGGGGCCACCTCCCGGACGCTGCATCGAGTACGGCCCCACGTAAGGCTCGTAGGGAGACTTGTTTTTAGGCGACATATCTTTCATGGGGCCACTTAGCTCCCCAGATAAACCCGCCGTTACAATGGGGCCAAACGTGCCCGCTGTATTGGATAACAGTTTCGCGCCGCCGCCCCCGCCAACCCCGCCGTAAGTGGAAAAATCCTTAGCTTTATAGAGGTTTTCAACCCCTTTTCCGATATTTCCTAAACGCCCTAACGCAGTAGGGTTGGATATTCCTTCCGCCAACACAGTAGGGTTGGGTATAACCGGCGCGGCTGCTAAATTTAGAGGAATTGCGCTTGCGGATCCCGCTACTGGATTTACTGCTGCTTGTAGTGGAGTCCCGAAATTCAAGGGGATTGCGCTTGCTGCTCCCGGCACCGCGCTTAGTGGTGCCGCCGCTCCTACCGCCCCCGCTGCTGGATTCGCGGCTGCTTGTAGTCCAGACCCCAATGCTTTAGCGGAGCCTCCAGCTATTGCGCCGGTTAGCCCCGCGATACCCATCTTTTTCAGGTCAAACCCGGTCTCAACCCCCGTTGCCAAGGCGCTAGTAGCCCCCGAAAGTCCTGCGGTAGCAAGAGTCCCAATTCCGGGGAGCAGGATGGACGCGCCAATACCGGCGACTATGGGAAGAAGACTGCTCAACCACCCAGCTTCGGGGTAGCCGGTGTCGGGGTTAACCGTGAGGGAGCCGCCGTGAGCGGCGGCGAGATCTTGAAGGCTCTGGACTTCGCGCGGGGTCATGTGCACGAGCATGGTGTCTTCGCCGCGCCCTAGAGCCGCGATGCCTTTGTAATCGTGCTTGCGTGCTCGACTCATGATTTTTTATCCTACGCTTGGAGAGAAGTGACGATCCACCTGTGGTCATTTATAGAGTAGAGCAGTGTGACTGCCCCTTGCCCGGAGGTCACAATATCCGCGCCCGTGCCCGTGATAACCCGATTATTGGCGACGCTGCTGACACTTTCATTGGCAATCGTCATATTATGAACCGTTGAATTAAATAGAACCAGCACTCTACCGTCAAGGCCACCGGACATCCCCGTAAGAGAGAACGCCCCGGTAGGTCCGGCAACCCGAATAAAGCTCGCGGACGCTAACGAGACGTTATTATTTGCCCCGTTAACTCCAACAAACTGCGCGACGGGTAACCGGAGCATCGTGGTCGTAATGCTGTCTATGGTTAGCCCCGCGCGAGAATCCGAGATCTTGAAGAACGTCCCCAGCGCCCGCACCAACTGCATGAAATAGTCCCGGCTGTAAGTACGCGGCGGGGCCGGGAGGTTCGGGGAACTGTAGTTGTCAAACGCCATCGCTAGTACCCGTACCGCGTCTTAAAGTGATCCCAGTTCTGCGTCACCTGCGTGCTGTTTAATGCCACGTCGTAGATTTGGAGCGCGCCGAGTTTGCCGGGCATTACCGATGGGTCAACTTGATTACGCCAATTTCGGGTTACGTGTATAACATTAACTGGGCTGGGTTGCGTAATACTACCGGTAACAGACGCAGTACCATACGAAACATTATTGCGGTAGAACGTTATTATTCCCGTACCGGAATTAAACGTCATGGTGTAGTTGTACCAGACATTTAACATCGCTACTACCACCGGGGTATCTGCCCACGCACCTATACTTCTATTGTATATGCCCGCGCGGATCTCGTCGTCTTTCGTCCCACCGGTCCCAGTGTTATTCCCGATAAACATACCGATGTCGGAATTACCCCCACTTGGCGCGTAGACTGATCCTTCGTATAACTGCGCTATAACCGAACCGTACTTTGTTGGGAACGCTGTGTGGTAATACCACACATTGACAGAGAACGACGCGCGCGTAGTTAATATAGTCCGAAGATTTTCTGCGGGGACTATGGCAAGCGACGAATCTCCCACATAGGTGACATATAACGGACGCGCGCTGGTCAGTGTTGTCGGTAGAAGCCCAGCGCTGTTATCGTAATACGCCCCGTAGGTCCCAAAGTTAAGAGAAGCTAATGGGTTAGTATTGGGATACGCAGTAAAAATAAGCCCCGTTAGTGTCCCGGCGGTGGAATTCATTGGGGATGCTACTGACCCACCACCGTTATAATCCGCCGAAGAAGAATGGAAAGAATGTTCGTTAGGTCCGTTGGGGTAAATAGTTGAGGAAGTAGTGTTTGCCGTAGAGCTATAATTGGCTCCCGCTGTCCACCACACGCTCCCGCTTACGTACGTTGCCCTCAGATTCCCAGTACCAGTATTTGTCCCCGTTATAACAATAGGCGTCATTGGGGGTAAACCAGCGGGGTAAGTCGCCGAAATTGTGGAGTATGTTATTACGCCATTAGCGTCAACCCCCGATACTGTTAGCGTCACGGGCGTCGTGGTGAGATAATCTACCTGATTGACCAACCCGCTAGTAGAGGTGTAAGAATTAGACCCGTTGCCAAACGTGGGTAAGAACAACGAATCTCCGACGGCATAGTCGCCATACTGCCCGTAGTCCGTGATAGCGGTGTCGTACAACGCAATGGGGGTACCGACAAGTGCTGGGGATACCACCGCTGGTAGCGCAGGATTAGTGAACCGTGGCGAGTAATATGCGTAGCTGTCTTGGATTTCAAGCGCTGTTAATGCTCGGGCGTATCCGTTAACGACGGGGATCCATCCAATTATGGATTGGCTATAATGAACATACTGAGACGTATCTTGCCCCGTAAATGTGTTAGCCCCAATATTTAGTGCATTATTTCCTGAGCTATTCCTAAATATTCCAGTTATGTTTGACGGGTCTGCCCCCGAATAAGCCCGCCCGGAGCTGACAAGCGTTCCGTCAACGTACAGTTTTATTGCGTCAGAGTTTGCTTGGATGTTTGTATACACCATTGTCAGGTTATACCAACGGTCTACTAACGGTGCCCACGGGCCTGTAGAAGAGTTTTTTGAGATCCCACTATCCGGTTGATCTATCCCCACTCTAAGGTATGACCCCCCATCCACCGAACCTAATCTAACTAATTTAAACCCTTGACTACTTGCAATACTGTCTAAAATCATCGCCCCATTTGTAAAATTAGCGTTCCCCGCCGGGGTATTTATTTGTACAAATGGGCTTAAGTCGGAGAATTTAACCCACACATCAAATGTATAGGCTGTATTAACTGTGGTTCCTACCCCGGTATCTACTGACAGCGTCTCGATCATCGCGGTAGGTACGCGCGCGTAGGAATTAGACGTAATATTAAACGTTAACCCCGTGGTCGTGCCCGCCGTAGTAGTAACCGCCGCGCCGCCGAGCGTCGTGGATAACGTAAACGACGTAGATCCGTTTGTAGTTGGGATAACAAAATACGTTGTGGGGTTGATGTAACCAGAAATTGCCCCGCTACCGCTAGGGGCTCCGGATACTCGCACCATAGACCCGACGTACACCGGGGTAGCCAGAGCAGTACAAGTGATCACACCAGCCGTGCCCACGATGGCGGTGCCAGACGCTAGCTGCCTTAGCGGATTGGCGAATTGCATCGCGGGCGCGCCACCGCCGCTGTTGAACACCGTGTTGGAATTCAGGGACGTGTCGTAGTTATTTCCGCTGATGTCGTACCAAATATCTCCCGTACCGGAATAAGACGCCGGGTCGTCTGCGTCTAGCCGGAGTAACGGGGTTGCTGGGAGAACTACCGACCCCGCTGTGACATTGCCTATCCCGCCAAAAGCCTCCACACCGCCGACCATTAAGTCGGGAATCAGCGGGCCGGAATCGCCCACGAGGCCGATTTGCCCTAAAGACTCCACACCCTCAACCGTGAGCCCTTGGTAGAACGTGCTGACGGCACCAACGCAAATATCCGCGCCGTTCGTGGTTCTTCCAAACACGAGAATCCCCGGAGGGGTGCCAATCCCACGACGTCCGTCGGGTACGACATCCGCGCGGACCGCGCCTAACGACCAGTGCGTGCCCAGCGTATCGGAAGATACGGCGATCGCCATCTGGCGAGCCCGCGCCCGAACAAACACTTGCTCAGTGAACTCGTTCATAACGGTCGTGCTTTGCAAATCCACGCGGCGAGGGAATAGCTGTCCCTCTTGGTTTTCCGTCATGTACGGGGACCCGGGGAAATTCCGTGGGGCTACCGTAAAATTAACCTGCGCAAATCCCTCCGAATCGGCAAAGGACAAGTCTGGGATAATACGTTTAATGAGCACAAAGTGTTCGCCGCTTTCCGGCAAGTCGATGTCCGCCGACTGGATGTACGACGTCATGGGAAGTAACCCAGCGTCTACGCCAGATTCTTGGTTGTAAAGCCGACTGGTCCCCGTATATACCCCATCGACAACCGTGGGCTCAGCCGCTTGTGGGAACGGACGCAACGGCGACGACGACCACCCTGTACGTACAAAACCATCGTCGCAGTTGCCGTAATACCAGATGTTGTCGTCGTATTTGTACACGACGTAGCTGTTGACAACGGTGCTGCTTCCCGAGCAGTAGAACCACCAGACTTCCAAATATTTTTCAACGTGAACTGCGAAGCACTGATCGCTCTGATCAAAATTCAGGTTATCAAACACGTGCAAGGTCAGCGTGCAGTCAAGTGCTTCTGCTCTACCGTTGTAGATGTAGAACTTATCCCGGCCCATCCAGTACAGCGTGTTGTTAATCGCAGTTACTGCTCGCGGAGCGAATAACGATATATTGGCAGAAATTAACGTCTGACTAAACAGGTTCGGGTAGGAGTAGGTGTACTGCACGGACGTGATGGAGGATTCCGTGAATACCAATATTTCCTTGGCATTGCTCACCGCCTGCAAAATATTAGACCCGCTCTGGATACGGAGGTACCCCGCCGTGGAAATCCCAATGTCGTCGCTGGGTGTCCAGTTCAAATAGTCGGCTTGGCTTGCCCACCGGATAAGCAACGGATCTAGGGGCTGCGGGGTCACATCGTACGGATTACAGCCAAAGGCCATCAACGTGTTGCTGTTGTCGTCGAACAATATCTGCGTAACTTCTGGAGGAACGTCCGCGCTGGAAAACCCGGCTGCGGCTGCCGCGTCGGCTATGGATTCCGCCCTATTGGCAAACGTAAAGGGGTCGGGGAAAAGCCAGCGGTACATGCTTTGCGGCACGCTAACTAGCGCCGTATTTGGGCCGCTATATCGGTAATTAAAAAATAAATCGTTGGTAAACTTATCAAAATAAACAATACGTATCGGGAGGAAAATGGGGGTTAGTGACCCGTCTCCCCAGCCTAATTGCGGAGACTCTACGGAACCGCCCCACGACGGCGCGCCCCAACCGCCACCGGAGTACGCGACATTGCCGCCAATCCCGACCTCGAACTCAACGGTGATCGCGGTTCCGCCGCCAGTAAGCCCGGCAGTTGGGGTCAATCCTACGTCAATGTAAAAAGAATTGGCGCTATACGGCAGCAGGCCAAGGTCTTCAAGCACAATATGGGCGGCGTTTAGCGTCCCAATGGGAATCCCAGCAAAAGTTGTTGCCCCACTGAAAATGACGGTATCTCCGGCATTTGCATTCAGCGCTACAGGGGGGGCGAATACTACTTTAATCCACGTCGGGTGCGCGGCGATCACCGCGTCAGAGACCGTACTGAAGCAGTTATCTGAATCGGGGGAGACAAACGTCGCGCGGATAGGGGTTATGTTGTGGTACACCCCCTCATATTCCACAAACACGTTGGTATTAGTGCCAACGGCGAGTAAGTTATAAGCGTCCTTAGACCAGTTGAACAGCGTCCGGACTACCCCGGCGAACTCCACGCCGGTTTTGTAGAGCTTCCAACCACCGAGTTTCTGGGGGAACCCCGACAAGAAACGAATCTTATTGGCCGAATACCACCCAGCCTGCCCATCGGGACTGCCGCTACCCTGCGAGTAGTTGGTGGTATCCCGGTTAATCCCGGGTTGGAAGATAAGTTTCTTGAGCGCCATGAGCGGTTATCCTTTGCGGCCAATCTCAATTGCCGATACCGCCGCGCCGACCATGACTCCGATCTGCATGATCGCGTCGGGGTTGTACCCTACCCCTAACACACCTAACAACAAGGCCACACCGCGCCACGTGGAGGGTTCTTTCGACCGGTCTAGGACGAACACCAAATACTTGTTGGGTACATTATCCATGTCAGCGCTCCATTTAGGTAATATTTATTAGGTTCTCGGCAATCCGTCGCGCCCACCCCCGGCCAAACGTGTTAAATGTCGGCAGGTTTGTTAACGCTTGTAGCCGCATACCGTTAAAACGGGCGGCTAATTTGTACACGTTGGTGGCGTTCGCTGTTGCCAACGTCGTCGGGCCAATAACGCCATCGTCTTTGACACCAAGGCAACGTTGCAGCCACTTGGCCGCTGTCCCAAGCCCCGAATTGACCCCGGCATCAAACAACATGAAACGTAGATTTTCCGGGAGCGCGTCTAATTTAAGGGGGCTCCAGTAGTCCCGCTTGTAGATTTCTTTTGCGCGATCTAACGTCAAATTCTTGATGTCCTCGTCGGGATATATCCGCTTGCTAATGCCGTACTTGGTCTCACCACCGGGGTCACGCGGGTCCCATCCGTAGCCGCCTTCGTGCCCGATGAGTACCTTAAACGACTCATCGAAATTCATCGGTTGGCTTTCTCGCCAAGGCGCTCAACTATCCCCATGAGAAGGGCTTTAACTTCCTTAATATCGGCTCGATAATCTTCGCGGGTGACATAGGTACGAGGAAGATGCTCTCTAAGGTTGGACACATCATTCTTTAGGTCTTTCCCCGCAGACCATAGTTCTCTGGCGAACCAGCCTAAAATGGACATACCGACCCCTATCACAGCGTTTGTAATTTGTTGAAATTCCATAGTCACAATCCTGTTAACCGTTTCAGTTCATCCGTGGGTGCGCGCAAAACATTTGACCGGACTACTTGGGTGACTAATTCCCTAACCTGATCTACCCGAGCAACCCCTTCTCTTGCATGCTTAGCGTTCTCTATCAGCAACATCGGCAGCATGCTTACCGCACAGCCAAATTCGTCTATCGCCGCACCTGTCTGAGGGTTCGCCCCCATCAAATGCGTGTACCAATGACATCCATGTTCCATGCATTCCCCCTGCACGAGCGGGCATTTTTTAACCATGTTAGGTCTTCTGAATGACTTGCATGTCGTAGTACAACACGGCGTTCGAGTTCAAGGGGTGGGTGTGGCCCGAGGAAGCGTTGGAAGTGCTAGCGGTGTTTGTGTTGGAGGAAATTGTCTGCGCCGACGTGTTCCCCGACCCATTTGCAAACCCGAGGACATATGACTCGGCGGGGGCTACGTACGTATACGGATGCGTATGCGCCCCGACGCCGCTTTGCGCGGAGGTTAGAGTCGTAGATCCCGTTATCGTCGTACCGTTAAACACCGTAGTGAACACAACCGACCCGCCAGACGACGGGGCGCTAGCAAGACCGCCAACAATACGTAGGGCGCTGTTGGTAGTTGGGCCGGTGGCAATAACCCAACCGCTTGGAAACGCCGCGCCTCGAAATAAGATCTGATTGCCCGCTACAAACGTAATGCCCGAAGAGCCCGCCGTCGTGATTGCCGCAGCTACCGCCGTTTGGTTCATGACGCTAGTGCCAACGGTTGGCGCGGCGGTGACGTTCAACGAATTAAACGTCATATCGGCGAGCACAGCGGTGACGGTGGACAGTACCGCGCCAAGGCCACTGCACATAATCACCGCGTCTTGACCTCCGGAGATCGTCAGCGCGCGGCCAACGTCGTACGTTCCTTGAAAAATAGTCAGGTCGCGCGAACCCAGTAGGTTGTTCTGGACGAAGTAGTACCCCGTAAAATTGTTGGGGGTAATCTGGTAATACACGGTAGTCAGTAAATCTGACGCGCTGGTAAAATTAAGTACCCGGTTCCGCCCATCGGACGCTGTGGCGTCGGTGATGGGTAGGTTGTTTGGTACCGATGCAGTCCCTGTACCGGGCGCAATAATATTTCCTATCCCGCAAATCGCCGTGTCAAAGAAGTCAAAGTTGGTGTTGGTGGTAGCCCCCCAAGTACCCGCTTCAGCCCCGGTATCAATTTGGGTAATCCCAAGATTGGTATATGCGACCATATCAGATTCCTGAAATTAAGAGGTTACTAAGTCTTGCCAGTTGGGGGCTTGCGTTGCCGGTACTGCGCCCCATCCGCCATCCGCCGCAGGCGCTGTAGGGCCCCATACCGTTCCTACCGAATCGTTCACAGGGTACCATGTTGCGGCGACTAAAAAGGCATTTACTATATCCGCGCCGTTGGTCGTGGCGCTTACGATAAGCGTGTCAAAGAAGATTATTCCGACACTAATATCCGCACCGTTGGTCGTAGCGCTTGTAACACCAAATATGGGGTCAATGGCCCCAGCGCTAATGTCCGCGCCGTTGGTCGTAGCGCTCGTAACGGAGAGCGCGGGGTTGATTACCCCAACGCTAATGTCCGCGCCGTTGGTCGTAGCGCTCGTAATCTCGAATATGGGGTTGATTACCCCATCGCTAATGTCCGCGCCGTTGGTCGTAGCGCTCGTAACGGAGAGCGCGGGGTTGATTACCCCAACGCTAATGTCCGCGCCGTTGGTCGTACCGTTCGTAACGGAGAGCGCGGGGTTGATTACCCCATCGCTAATGTCCGCGCCGTTGGTCGTAGCGCTCGTAACGCTCGTATCAGCTAGAAGCGCGATTGCCCCCGCGCTGATGTCCTGACCGTTGGTCGTGGCACTTGTAATACCTATAACGGCTGGGAGATCTATGACCCCCGCGCTGATGTCCTGACCGTTGGTCGTAGCGCTTGTTATCGATGTGACAATAGCAGCGTTAATTATCCCCGCGCTAATATCCGGACCGTTGGTCGTAGCGCTCGTAACGGAGAGCGCGGGGTTGATTACCCCAACGCTAATGTCCGCGCCGTTGGTCGTACCGTTCGTAACGGAGAGCGCGGGGTTGATTACCCCAACGCTAATATCCGCGCCGTTGGTCGTAGCGCTCGTAACGGAGAGCGCGGGGTTGATTACCCCAGCGCTAATGTCCGCGCCGTTGGTCGTAGCGCTCGTAACGGAGAGCGCGGGGTTGATTACCCCAGCGCTAATGTCCGCGCCGTTGGTCGTAGCACTTGTTATCGACGTCCCGGTAGCCGTTAACTGAATTAACGACTGATCAAAGAACCCCTCAACTACGGCACTTTCGTCGTACCAGCCAGCAGGAACTAAGGTTGGGTCAAATGCCCCTAAGCGTGCCATTTACCAAGAAATCACAACGCAATAGCCTCTACCGCCGTCGCCGCCCCTTCCGCCGGTATTGCCCGCGATAGTCAGCCCGCCACCGCCACCACCACCACCGCCTTGACCGCCAGCCCCACCAGCGCCACCATCCACCGCAGTGTTTCTGCTGTTGCCTCCAGCGCCACCGCCAGAGCCACCCCAGATGGAATTGGCCGGGCCGCCAGCAGCGCCAGCGGTTGGGGCCGTGCCGGTAATGCCCGCGCCGCCGGGGAATCGGCCACAGGCTTGCTGGCTGCTATTAGGCCCAATTGCTTGCCCGCTGGCTGTGCGCCAGCCTGCCGCGCCACCGCCAGAGCCGCCGAAAATGGAAGAAACCCCGGTGGACGTTCCGGTAGCAAACGCAGCACTACCAGTGCCTACACCGTTGTTTCCGCCAAATTCTGTTAACGACACAAGGGTTGAGGTAGTCCCGCCAATAGCGCCGCCGTCAAATTGTCCGTTTGGCAGTCCTGCGGCGACGAGAACCGCGGCGCTGCCTGTTCCACCGCCGCCGCCGGATTGTGTGGTTGCTCCTGATGCTGCGCCGCCAGCGCCCCCGCCACCGCCGTAGGCCGACAGGTAGCTGCCAAAGGTAGAGATAGCGCCGTTCCCGCCTGCGCTGCCCGCGGCAGATAAGTTGCCGTTGCCGCCAGAGCCAGCCGCGCCCAGCCCAACTACAACAGTTGCGGTTAGTTCGGAGGCTAAGAAATACTTAATGGCGCACGCGCCACCGCCGCCGCCAACACCTCCCTTGCAAGCTGTAGCAAACGCAACAGATCCCCCGCCACCTCCGCCGCCGCCACTGCCCCAAAGTTTGACTAGCACTTGAGTGGGTACGAACGCTGTGGGTTTGACCCAATTTTTGGTATCAGTAGTAAATGTCTGGATGTCTACAGGACCGGTATTGCCAAGAATAATTGGGACGCCATTGCTATTAAATCGCGTCCAGCCGCGCCCTTCGACCCACGATACGGCTTCTCCCACACCTAAATTGATCGTAAGCAGCGTAATGAGGTTTGTGCCGTCGGTGTGTTTAAGCGTTAGGACGTTTGACAGGGTAGCGTGCGTATTAGAGATGCTGATGAACTTTGCGTTCCGCAACGTGCTAGCCGCTGGCGAACCCAAAATAGGCGTAGTTGCTACCGATGTAATGGACGCCGTGTTGGTGTTTCCGGGTGTGATAGTAGTAGTTAGCTGATCAACCCAACTTACAGTCGCGCTGATAGCGCCAGCCGTTGCTGTGCCTAGCGTTAGCGAGTCGGTTGATTCAAGGTTTATCACCAGCTAATCACAACGCAATAGCCTTTTCCGCCGTCGCCGCCCCTTCCGCCGGTATTGCCCGCGATAGTCAGCCCGCCACCGCCACCACCACCACCGCCTTGACCGCCAGCCCCACCAGCGCCACCATCCACC